ATAGTTGACTCTCCTAACATGCCGTAAGGAAGAGAGGAGATTCGAACATCCGCTACAGGCATGTCTCTTAGACTTTACCCCATTCTTGTCCTTGGAACAATAACGCTTCTGCTTTTCTTCTTTTTTTAAGGCCTTCATTAGGCACTCCATTAACTTTGTTCCATCTTTGTATTTGATTAGGTACATCATCCCACATTTTATTGTTTAGTCTATTTAGCAAAGTGCTTGCAGATAAGTTTGTAGGACCTAGGTTAAATACCCACGATACCAAAGCATCAAACTCATTTTGTTTTAAGTCTGAAGTTACCATATCGTTGATATAACCTTCGTATTCTTCAAGCTCATGAGCAAGTAAATCTTCTGCTTCTTGTTTTGTAATTGTCATACCGTCTTGTACAGGACTACCATCAATAAGCTTTAAACTACCATACCCTATGGTTGGCTTATTTGCTGGGCATCTGTAAGAAACGACCATGCCGTCTTCCATGGGACAACCTTCAAAATGTTTTATTAAATCAATACCTTCTTTTGATATTTTCAAGCTAGTCTCCTTTTTCAGGAGAGTGAGATGCTCCAAAATAGAACGAAATAATTGCACTAGCTAATCCTCCAAGATAGCCTAACACTAGGTTAATTAAGGCTTCAGAGTTTTGTTCAGGTGGTTGTAGTGTTACTAAAAATATGTAGCCTAAAAAACCGCCTATTGTAAATAATCCTATAATTCTTGCAGTCCAATCTTTACTAAACATGCCTCTAGCATGTTGTTTGTCTTGTGTTTCTAGCTTAAATACATCTACATCAAGCTCTTTCATTTGAACCTCAAACTCTTGTTCTGCTTTTTTAAGCTCTAACATTTGTTCAGGTGTAGCATTTTGCATAGCTTGTTGTATAGATTTTTGGTCATTAGATACACCAAGAACTTGTGCTATTTTGCCCATAGCCATATTGCCTAACGGACCGCCCATAGCTGAACCTAATGTCGGAGCCACAGCACCAACTATATTTTTTAGTAATCCTTTCATATTAATATGCTCGTTAAGACTGCTATACCTATCGCACCAAGAAAGCCAAACAGACCAAAGGTAGTGGCTTTGATTGTTGAATTGATAAGAGTTATTTCTTGTTTTATGTCAGAAAACTCGTTAAATGCTGTTTTCCAACGCTCGTGAGATATTGTTTCTAACTTTGTAAGTCTTTCTGCAACATCATTAACTGTCATTTTTTTATTAACCATAATTTTTATATAGTAAAAATTTTCAGAGGTTTACTTTTGCCTTTAACCTTTATTGGCTTTAATGATTTTAACTTATAATTAACACTTTGTGCAGTATTTTCTCCAATAAGTATATCTACGCCAACTTCTTTTGTTGCAGACTCTAGTCTAGCTGCCGTGTTTACAGCATCGCCAATGGCTGAATAGTCAAACCGGGTGTCGCTACCTACATTTGCTATAACTGCTTTACCTGTATTAACGCCCACGCCAATAGCTATTTTATGTGGCAGTTCTTTATTAAGTTCTTTTATAGCTTTTTGCATTTCTATTGCAGTTTTTACAGCAAGTTCTTCATGGTTTTCTAGGTCTAGTGGCGCATTGAATATAGCCATACAAGCATCGCCTATAAATTTATCCACCATGCCGCCATTTTTTTGTACACAATTAACTTGCACTGTTAAAGCTTTGTTCATAATTTCTGTGACTTCTTCAGGCTCTAGTGTTTCTGATAAGGAAGTAAAACCACGCACATCAGTAAATAAAAAAGTGCAAAGCCTTCTCTCACCACCTAGCTTTAACAATTCAGGATTGTCTTGTAGTCTTTTTACTTGTCTTGGGTCTAAGTAATGCTCAAACTGTTTTTTGATTTGTAGTCGTAATTTAAACTGTTGTCTAAATCTTAGATAAAAAGCTATGGCTCCTGTAATAAAACTTGCGACTAATGTCCACGTTATATCTATTAATAATCCATCTTGTATAAGCCAATAACCACCATAAGCTAAAGCTGTTGTAAAAATAGCATAGCTTATTACGCCTAGTGTCATGCCTAACAGATGTATTAAAAACCATGTGGCTGTAACTGATATTATAAAAATACCCATTTCTGCGGCTAAAGACCAATCTGGTATGTAGGGCGAATCTTGTATTAATATAGATTCTGCTAGAGCAGCTTGTATTTTGTGTGGCTCTAACAAACCAACACTCGTTGCTACTTGTGGCATCACACCGTTAGCTGTTACACCCAAAAATACAAACTTATTTGCTACGCTCATTTCTTGAAGTGTAGTTTGTGGTGTGTCTACCCAACTAATCCACTTACGACCAAGACTATCTGTTTTAACTGGTGGTATTCCTCGTATTGATATTTCTTCTATACCATTATCATTAGTTTTTATAATGTAAGTTTTTACATCAAACAAAGCCTTATATATTTGTGTTCCAAAACTAGGAATCCACTCGCCGTTAGGTGTGCTTACCAACAAAGGTATTCTACGAACGAGTTGGTCAACCTCAGTTGGTGCAATAGCCAATCCTTGCAAGGCACTATTAGCTAACACATCTATGTTTTGCACTACTCCTTGTGAGACCAAACCTTGTGCTTTGTCACCCATAATTACTGTGCCTGTGGCGTCTGGATATTCTCCGCTTTCATTTTCAAACATTGCTAATACTGAGGGTGCATATTGTAAAACTTGTGCAAAAATATCATCACCACCCATACGGTCAGGCTGTGGATAGCTTATAACATGACCAACTCCAATAGCTCCTTCGTTGATTAAATCTATCTGTATTTGTGCAAGTGTTTTTCTAGGAAAAGGCCAACCACCCATATTAGCAACATCTTCTTCAGTAATATTTAGTATGACAAAATTACCTGATTCAGGTTGCTGTTTTACAAAAGCATCAAAGGTTTTAAGTTTAAGTATTTCTGTTGGTGTAGATTGAAACACCAAGGGTAAGGCTAGTATGGGTAGTATTAGTAGTATTAGCTTTTTGATTCTATCTCCTCTAAAACCGTAAATGATTTAAGCTGTTGTATGTCATCCCATTTAGACCTTTTAATTTTAGTCCAATGATTTGCTCTATGTGTACTTAAATAGGCTGGTCTTATTTTAACCCATTTCCAACCAATATCACCAATCTCAAAATGATGATAACCATGAGATAGCTTTCTTGCTAAGGTAGGGTCGTTGTAAAACCGCACTAGGTTACGAGGTTTTTTTGCATCCGGGTGTCGTGGTATTGTTTTCATAATGTCTCCTTTGTGGCCGTGTTGTTTGATGTAAAATGGAGGGACTGCAACCAACATCAAACAACTTTGTATAGCAATCCTTCGACCATCAGATTGTATAAATGGTTGCTGTCCAAATTTAATTATAAGGATTGTATAACAGATGTCAACACTTTTCTACACTTAATTAGATTGTGTAATTTTTATTATAGAGTCACTACCACCATTAATCTTAATTACATTTGATACGCCGTCTTGTATAAAAATGACTGTGTAAGCGTTTGAACCATCTAAATCTACCCTAACTGTTTCATTAACTTGTCTACGCAAACTCACTACATTACCTGTTATAAGAGTAGTTATTTGTGTGTCGGGGTCTTTGCCTAATGAAGTCCCGGCTATCTGTGTTGTAGTAGCTTGTGCTAAAACATCCTCATCTTCATCTACAGCTAAAGCATCTAACACATCTAATAAATCCTCTAAATAATTTACATCAAGATAATTAATATCTAATTCTGTGAATTCTAAACTGTCTTCTTCCAAATAATCTTCAGCTAAGTAATCAATATCTAGGTCGTTAAAATCTAATACGCTATCTGTTTGTGTGCTTGTGGCTTCTTCTTCTACTAAAACCTCTTGTTTGGGTGGTGTAACAATAAGCATGTTGTCTATTAGGTCTAGGGTTAAATCTAAAATTACAGGCTTAGTTGGTGCAGACTCAAATACGCTAACTGTAGTAGCTTCATAAGGTTT